CGGGCAGTCGCATACAGGCAATGACCGCTGCCGAGAAGAAAAGAAAAGCTGACGCGAAAGAAGCTATACGCAAAGCTACGGCTAAAGCCTACACTAAAAGTTTAGGTCAAGAAACTACGGCTACGGAGCGAGCCGCTAGAAAGAACGCGCTGCGTAGAGATAATGCTAGTTCAGCTAACAATGCAGCCGCAGATGCGGGTAGAAAAAATTATCGTGTAGAAGGCCAGAAGAACCCTAGTTATGAAACACTGGATGTTAGTTCTCGCAAAGATGAAGTTAAGGATCGTATGTTAAAAAACAAAGGTTCGTTTAGTAATCCCGGCAAGAGACCTAAGACTGTAGCCGCAGACTATAAATCTAAAGGCGGTGCTGTAGCTAAGAAGAAAGCTGGTGGTTCTGTCACTAAAAAGATGAGTGGCGGCAAGATGACAAAGAAGATGGGTAAAGGTGGTACTCTAGTACGCGGTACTGGCGCACAGCGAAGCGGCAGAATGGCAAGAGGACCAATGGGGTAAACTAGATGAATTATACTGAGCTTACGCAAGCAATAAAGGACTATACAGAGAACACAGAGGCAACATTCGTCTCTATGATCCCTACGTTTGTTCAGCAAGCGGAGCAACGTATATTTCGTACTGTTACCATACCTGAAGTTAGGTCCAACAGTACGGGTTTATTAGCGCAGGGTAATCAATACTTGCAGCGGCCTGATGACTTTCTGGCCGTATTTTCTCTAGCAATCGTTGATCCTGTCACAGCAGCATACACGTATTTGCTAGAGAAAGATGTTAACTTTATGCGGGAAGCATATCCTGTAGCTGCTACTCAAGGCGTTCCAAAGTATTACGGGCAGTTTGATGGTGACGCTATAACAGCGGCTACAGACGGACATTTTATTATAGGTCCAACACCTAATGCTACATATACTGTAGAGCTACATTACTACTTTGAGCCTAAGTCTATTGTTACTACAAGCACGTCTTGGCTTGGTGAGAACGCTGATACTGTACTTCTTTATGGTTCCTTGGTAGAGGCGTACACGTTTATGAAGGGCGATCCTGATATTATGCAGTCATACAGAGAGCGATATGAATCTGCGCTACAACAGTTATCTGTTATTGATGCTGCCAGCAAAGGCGATAGTTACAGGGATGGAAATTTTAGATGAACATGCCGTTTGAAATGTCTGTTGGTAGTGTTGAAGTTAGAACCACCAACAATCGTGGTTTTACGCCAGAGGAAGTAGCAGAACTTTGCGCTGATCGTCTTATGTCTGTGGCTGATGACGCCCCACCAGCTATAAGGGATCAAGCCTTAGCGTACAAACAACAGATGGCGGCTGTAATCGCAGTCTACATGAAACAGGCTATCCAAAGCGATAGAACTACTGTATATAATGCAATCAGTGATGCTGGTCATAAAAAACTAGCTGAATATATAAGGAAAATGTAAATGGCATTCTCAGGGAATTTCATGTGTACCTCGTTCAAAACAGAGCTTTTGAAAGGTGTGCATAACTTTACGGCGGCATCTAACGTATTTAAGTTGGCAATGTATACAAACAGTGCAACCTTTACGGCTGCGACTACTGCGTACACTTCTAGCAATGAGGTTAGTGGCACAAATTATACCGCTAAAGGTAATGCGATAACCACAGTAACGCCTACATCTAGTAGCACTACAGCTTTTGTAGATATGAACAATGTAGTTTTTACGAATGTAACACTTACAGGAGTTCGTGGTGCATTGATCTTTAACGAAGCAGCTTCGGGTGATCCAACGGTTTGTGTTCTTGATTTTGGTGGTGATAAAGCTGCAAGTGCAGGTGACTTTACAGTAGTGATGCCAACTGCAGACGCGAGTAACGCTATTATCCGTATCGCCTAATTGGGGGATAACCCATGCCACTTCCTTATTCTGGCTGGGGCCGAGGTGGTTGGGGTTCTGGCTCTTGGAATAGCCTATCTGTAGGCGTATCCGTTACAGGTGTAGCGGGTACTACTTCTGTTGGCAGTGTAACAACTACTAGCGGCGTAACACAGCCCGTAACGGGGATAGCCGCTACGGGTTCGGTTGGCTCTGTAACAACGACAGGTGCCGCAAATACAACAGCGACAGGTTTAGCGGCTACAGGCAGTGTTGGAAGCGTAACTGTTACTGGTGTTAGTAACATTTCAGCCAGCGCAGTAGTAGCTACAGGGTCAGTTGGCACCGCGCATACTGTATCAGGAGATGCAAATGTTCCTGTTACGGGAGTATTATCTACAGGCGCTGTTGGTTCTTCTACTGTTTCTGGCGATGCAAACTTTACTGTAACAGGGGTTTCTGGCACAGGCGCTGTTGGAACTACCTTTACAGTTTTTTCAGCAAACATACCCGTTACAGGAGTTGTGGGAACAACTGCTTTAGATTCTGTCGCTATAGACGCAGATGCAAATGCCCACCCAGTAGGCATAAACTCTATAGGGTCTGTTGGTTCTGCCACCGTTTCTAGCGATGTAAACGTTTCCGTTTCTGGTGTCTCTGGTACGTCTGCTATAGGGACGGTAGACGCTAGAATTGGAAAGAATATTTCTGTAACAGGTGTCTCTGCGACAGGCGGTGTAGGCACTGTAAGCCTAGAGTTTGACAATAACATTTCTGCTTCTGGTGTTGTTGGAACAGGTGAAGTTGGCAACATACCGCAAACAACAAGTTCTGTTGTCCAAAATGTTACAGGCGTATTCGGAACTGCATCTGTTGGTAGTGCGACCACAACTAGTGGAGTAACGCAGCCTGTAACGGGTCTGTCAGCAACAGGCGGTGTTGGCTCTGTAGGTTTAACATTATCAGCGAACATTCCCGCGTCAGGTATAGGAGCCGTTGGTAGCGTAGGTTCTACAACAGTAGCCGCCAACACAAATCAATCTGTAACAGGTGTGTTGGGAACGGGCAGTGTGGGTTCTGTCAGCGTTGAAGCTGATGGTCAGGCTTCCGCGACAGGTGTATCAGCTACAGGCTCTTCAGGGGCTGTAACAATAAAATTCGGTGCATCCGTTGTGGCAACAGGCGTTAGTGGTTCGTCTGGTGTTGGAAGCGTAACAACCAAAGTAGATGCGAATATATCTGCTACAGGCGTTGCAGGAACAGGAGCGGTAGGGGGTATAACTGCCGAGATACCCGTTGACGTTGATGTTACAGGCGTGTCAGCAACAGGAAGCGTTGGGTCCGTTACAATAGCATTTGGCTATGCGGTTACAGGCGTATCAGCCATAGGGCGTGACCCGTCCCCTGTTTCAATAGGAATAGGCCAGTATGTATATCCAGAAGGTGTTTCTGCCACTATGGAGCTGGGAACAGCGTTTGTTTGGAATAATATAACGCCTATACATAATTCAAATTGGAACCCTATAACTCCTGCCCCACCGGGAGATTGGACCTCAATATCTCCGGGTTCTTCACCGAATTGGAAAAAGATTGCGTCTTAATGACAAGCGCGGTATAAACTTATTAACCTATCTAGTTTAGGAAAATTACATGGCTAGTACATATGGAAACGATCTTCGGCTAGAAGAGATTGGTGACGGCGAACAGTCAGGTTCGTGGGGGAACACTACCAATACAAACTTAGAACTTATTGCCGAAGCATTTGGCTATGGCACCGAAGTCATAACAACAAATGCAGACACACACGCAACTACTCTTACTAATGGAGCGTCTGCTCAAGGCAGGTCTATGTTCCTGAAGTATACGGGTGCTTTAGATTCTGATTGTACGGTTACTATCGGGCCAAGTTCAATAAGTAAGATGTGGTATATAGAGAACGCCACCACTGATAGCGGTTCTTCAGGGCCGTATAGCCTTATTATAAATCAAGGTACTACAGGTGGTACTGGTTCTAAAATAACTATACCTAATGGGCAGGTTAAAGCTGTGTTTACAGATGGTATAGGCGATAATGCGTCCGTAACAGATGCGTTTACAGATTTAAGCGTCCCGAGTCTGTTTATAGCAGGTGTAGCTCCTCCCGGAATTGGTGACGTTTTGGCATTAAGCATAGCGTTAGGATAAACGATGGCTAATACATTCAAGAGTTATTTGGCGAGTGCAACGGGAACCTCTGCGGCTACCGTTGTTACAGTAGCTGCAAACACACAAACAGTAGCAGTGGGTATTAATCTTGCTAACATTCTGACAAGTCAGATAAAGGCTAGTGTTTACATCACTAGAGATGTGTCTGGAACACCAACAAATTTCTATATAGTAAAAGATGCCCCGATACCTGCACAGGGAGCGTTGTCTGTGTTGGACGGTAAAATCATCTTAGAAGCCGCTGATATTGTAAAGGTTGTATGCGATACAGCTAGTGGCGTAGATACTATATTGTCGGTCTTGGAGATTACCTAATGGCTGGATATATCGGCACGGGCGCGGTCCCGCAGGCTACACAGAAGCGTGATTCATTTACGGCAACGGCTGGGCAAACCAGCTTCCCCACAAGTGGATATACGCCCGGATTTGTAGATGTTTATATGAACGGTGTAAAACTTGCACCCGCCGATTTTACCGCGACCAATAGCTCAGACGTTGTACTGGCGGTTGCTGCGGTTGCTAACGACACGTTAGAGATTATTTCTTATAGCACATTTGACGTATCAGCACAGACATTTACGGGTGACGTTACCGCAAGCGGCGGAACATTCTTGCCCACGGGCGATACTTCTGCGGGTGATGCCGCTGCTATGGGCTATGCTGCGGCTGATGGTTTGGTGCTTACAGGTCAAGGTTCTACATCAGACGTAACTATTAAGAACGATGCAGACGCTACAGTAATGTCGATACCAACAGGCACAACGGGTGTGACGTTTGCGGGGGGTGTGACGTTTGCGGGTACTCCTACGTTTCCTGATGGCAGTATAAACATTGCTGATCTGGATATTGATGGCGGTACTGACATTGGAGCAGCATTAGTAGACGCAGACTTGATGATTGTAGATGACGGTGCAGGTGGCACTAATCGAAAAGCTACTATGTCTAGGCTTGCTACCTATATGGGTACTAAAATTGGCGGTGGGTTAGAGTTTATTGCATCATTAGATGCTAATAATTCAGGTACTCTTTCTTTTACAGGGTTTGATACAAGCAAATATGATGCTTATAGATTTGTGTTTTCAAATATTATTCCTGTTAATGATAATGTATCTTTTGATGCTAGAACTAGCTCAAACGATGGAAGCAGTTACGACAGTGGTTCAACTGACTATAAGATGGCCCGTTTTAAAGGTGGCAGTTATTTAGCTTATTCCGCTTCTGGGTATGGCGCTGGCGTTGATATAGGAAGCGCCGCTGGAGAGGATGGGTGTAGTGGAGAGTTGCTTGTTTTTGGGCCACATCTTGACACGAAGAAGACATATCTAACTTCACGCTCCGTTCAAATTAACAATACTGGCGCTACACTTTCTCTTTATAACACAGGTTATAGAGATTCAGCCGCTGAGGTGAATGCTATTCAGTTTCTAGCTGGAAGTGGCAATTTAGAATCAGGGACAATTACTATGTATGGCATGGTTAACTCATAGGAGAATAAAATGCCACGATACCACAACGTTAACGGGGAAACCGTACAGTTTACAGCGGGTGAAGAAGCCGCCCGTGATGCTGAAGAACAAGCGTGGGCTGATGGAGCCAATGACAGAGCCGCTGCACAAGTGCGTGAAGAACGTGACGCTAAATTAGCAACTTCCGATTGGATGGCGAACTCAGACGTAACAATGGCAAGCGCATGGACAACGTACAGACAGAGGTTACGTGATGTGCCCACACAAGCTGGGTTCCCTGAAAACATAACTTGGCCTGTTGAGCCTACTTAGG